ATTCGTCAATTTGCATCTTGTGTTTTGGTTGATGCTGATGACACCCTCGATAGTATCTTTAGCAGTGATATGGCTATTGGCAAATACGTCGCACAACGTGCTGGTATCGGTATTAACGCAGGAAGAGTCAGAGGAATCGGGTCTAAGATCCGTGGTGGAGAAGTTCAACACACAGGTGTTGTCCCCTTCCTTAAAAAGTTTGAATCAACTGTCAGATGCTGCACTCAAAACGGGGTCAGAGGCGGATCAGCTACGGTCCACTTTCCGATCTGGCATAAAGAAATTCAAGACATCATTGTTCTCAAAAACAACAAAGGGACAGAAGACAACAGAGTAAGAAAGTTAGATTATAGTATTCAAATTAGCAAATTATTTTATGAAAGATTCATCCGTTCAGAAAGCATTTCTCTTTTCAGTCCTCACGATGTTCCTGGCCTCTACGATAGTTTTGGTACTGGGGACTTCGACGACCTCTACCTCAAATACGAACGGCAGACAGACATTCCGAGATCAACTGTTGATGCACAAGAACTCTTTCTAGATATCCTTAAGGAGAGAGCAGAGACTGGTCGTATTTACATTATGAATATCGATCACTGTAATGAGCACTCATCCTTTAAGGATCAGGTATACATGAGTAACCTCTGTCAGGAGATCACTCTACCTACAGAACCTATTCATCACATTGATGATGAGGGTGGTGAGATTGCACTGTGTATTCTATCTGCTATTAATGTAGGTAAGATTAATAAGGTAGAGGACATGGAAGAACTCTGTGACCTATCTGTACGTGCACTAGAAGAGTTAATAGACTATCAGGGATACCCTGTAGTGGCAGCAGAGAGGTCTACAAAGTATCGTAGGTCACTTGGTATAGGTTTCATTGGATTAGCACATTATCTTGCGAGGAATGATGTTAAGTATAGTGACCCTGCTGCATGGCAAATGGTACATGAGTTGACTGAGGCATTCCAATACTACTTACTGAAGTCATCTAATGATATTGCTAAGGTTAAGGGTAAATGTGATGGGTTTGATAGGACTAAGTATGCTGATGGCATACTACCAATTGATACATATAAGAAGGATGTAGATCACATAGTTTCAAACGAACTAAAGTATGACTGGGATAGCTTACGCAATGATATCACCACCTACGGTCTTAGGCACTCAACATTGTCCGCACAAATGCCTTCGGAGAGCAGTTCCGTTGTGTCAAATGCAACCAATGGAATCGAGCCACCTAGAGACTACTTGTCCATTAAAAAATCAAAGAAGGGACCTCTTAAGCAGATTGTTCCCCAGTTCAATAGTTTAAAGAATAACTATACGTTACTTTGGGATATGAAAAGTAACGAAGGTTATATAAATGTAGTAGCAGTGATGCAGAAGTTCTTTGACCAAGCAATTAGTGGTAACTGGGCATATAATCCAGAGAATTATCCTAACAACGAAGTACCTGTATCAGTAATGGCAAACGATCTTCTAACTACATATAAAATGGGATGGAAGACCTCTTACTATCAGAATACATATGATGCTAAGAAGGATGTAGATGATCCAGCACACTCAATAGGATGGAAGGATGAGGGAGGTAATGATATTAATAGATTGATTGATGACCTAATGAATGCAGACGAATCAGAATGTGAGGCATGTAATGTTTAGTGCAAGACTAAAGGAAGGGACTAAGAAGTCCCACAACGCAGCAGAGAATACCAAATTCGTATCACAATTTCTTAAGGGAGTATTAAACCCAGAGGAATATAGGAAGTTGATCACTGACTTCCATCATGTGTATGAAGGCATGGAGCAGAGGATCAGTTCGACAACTGACACATACGCTGGCACACTCAAGCAATGGTGTGCTAAACTGAACCGTGCGTCATTCCTCGAAAGGGATCTTAGATATTTCTATGGTCCTATGTGGAGAGACCAACTGGAGCCATCTGAAGCTGCAAAGACTTATCTTTACAGGATCAATGAGGTGGCAGACAATGATCCATACTTACTAATAGCACACCATTATACACGTTACATAGGTGACCTGTCTGGTGGACAAATCCTAAAAGGAATAGCTAAGAAGGCACTAACCCCACCAGAGGGAGAAGGTCTTCACTTCTATGACTTCCCTATGATTGAGGATGCTAAGGCATTCAAGACAGATTACAGGGCAGTACTAGATGGTCTTGAGTTTAATGAGCAACAAATTAATGCTCTGATAACTGAGGCTAACTATGCATTCCGATTAAATATGTACATCTTTGATGAGGTACAAGGGGATGTTGGTAAATCAGTGTGGAAAATATTTTGGAACACACTACGAGGTGCTAAATGACCTACGATGATTCAAATTGGAGAGAGGAGTATAAAGCATACACCTCTAGTAAGTATGAGTTAGATCTACTTGAGAATGGACCAAAGAGTCTTGCAGCTAGTTGGATGATGGGTGCAATGCATAACAAGTGGAAGAAGATAAAGGGGTATAAAGATCCCGAGCCACCTAACTGTCAATCTAACCTAAAAGATTCGTTAAAGAAATGGGATTAACTGTATTCAACACTGAGCAGGTTGACACCAAGAAGCAACCAATGTTTTTTGGTAAGCCCCTAGGTATTCAGAGGTATGATGAATATAAGTATCCTGATTTTGATAAGTTAACTCAGACACAACTTGGATATTTCTGGAGACCAGAAGAGGTATCACTTCAAAAGGATAGAGGTGATTATAAAACTCTAACTGAGCAACAGAAGCACATATATACAAGTAACCTGAAGTATCAGATCTTACTTGACTCAGTTCAAGGACGTGGACCTGGTATGGCATTCAGTCCTTACTGTAGTCTTCCAGAATTGGAAGGGTGCATGGGTGTGTGGGAATTTATGGAGCAGATCCATAGTAGATCCTATACACATATAATTAAAAATGTATATCCTGATCCTGGAGTTGTATTTGATACTGTATTAGCAGACAAGAATATAATCTCAAGAGCAGAGTCAGTTACAAAAGCATACAATGACTTCATTGAGTATGCTTCCCAGTATTCAACTGGTAACATGTGGATGCCTGGCGCTAGAGAATCTAGTAGCCACCAGTGGACACTTAAAGATCTAAAACGACACCTTTACCGTGCAATTATTAATGTTAACATCCTTGAGGGAATTAGATTCTATGTTTCCTTCGCTTGCTCGTTTGCGTTTGGCGAACTCAAACTTATGGAGGGATCCGCTAAGATTATCTCTCTCATCGCCAGAGATGAAAGCCAGCATCTTGCACTTACTCAAAAAATAATATACAAGTGGAAGAAGGGTGATGATCCTGTCATCCAAGAGATTGCACAAGAAGAAAAGGAAAACGTTATCGCTATGTTTAAGGCTGCAGTGGAAGAAGAGAAGGCATGGGCATCATACCTATTCCAGAATGGATCCATGATTGGTCTTAACGAAAGATTACTTTCACAGTACGTTGAATGGATTGCCAACCGACGTATGAAAGCTATTGGTATTAGTCCTATATACGATATACCTGCAAAGAATAATCCATTACCATGGACAGAGCACTGGCTAAATAGTAAAGGCCAGCAGAATGCTCCGCAGGAAACTGAAATTGAGTCCTACATCGTTGGAGGGATTAAACAGGATGTCGAATCTAATACCTTTAGTGGATTTAAGCTCTAGACTTTATAGGAAAGTCAGGGATACATGGTTTAAAAAATTGAATGAGAAGAAGAACCACTCAGGAGAAAGCGATTGGCTCGCTGAGAGACCAGAGAATTGGTATCAAGGACCACTTATCTTTCCTCAAATCTTTGAAGAGAGACCTGAAACGCCAACCAAAACCATCCACGCATCGTATGCGGAGGAATGGTCAGATTAAGAAATGTATCAAGAATGACAAAAAAACTTGATAAATAGTTATGGTATGGTAACATACTAATACGTTCACCCCAGAAGGGGCGCAAGTAAGCCGACTCGGAACGGATCGTTCATCCTATGTTTCACCTAGCAGTTATTGCAACTACCTTTTCTTGTATTGATGCTCAAGCTCTTTTAGATAAGATGCATGAGTTTAAGATAGAAGAACAGACACGAGCTGAGATGATCAGTGTAGTGTTAGAGGAAACACCTCATTGTGAGTGGGACGCAAAATCGACTGAAGGAACGGGGACTTAAAAACCCTACTACTTTGGAGAATACCAATGGCACAAGTCACTTATCGTGGTGTCAAGTACGACACTGACAAGCGCAACAGCAGCGCACCAAGCAAGGCAGAAATGTCTTACCGAGGTGTGAAGTTTACAAAGCAAACTACTGCTGCATAATAAATAGTGGGGTCTAACGACCCCCTTTTTTATGTGCAATATTATTATGAGCCTATGAAAGAAATACAATGGTCCGCTTACGTGTTACTCCCAAGTAACAGGTTGCAGAAGGTAGAATTTATGTGTACGTCTAACCTAAGAGAAGACGCAGAGAATAGATGTAAATCATTGTTTGGTGTCAGTGATGTCAGACAACTCAAGAGAGAATGGTAATGAAATATCCCTACCCCAAGTCATATATGTTAGTGATAGGTAACAAAGCAACACGCTGGTGGCCTCCCATTGACATGTCAGATATGTATGATAAGATACATAATCTAAGGGCACGAGGTTATTGGTTATGAAAATGGATACTCAAGGTATGAGTGGTCCTGTTGATCCTAATTACAAAGGCAAGACTCATCGCCAACAACATGCAGAATTAAAACCTGCTGTTGTTAGACCTACTAGGTTATTCACTGAGACTCATGCAAAGGAGTTGAAGATCCTACTGAATGAAGTACTTGATGAGCGTGAGGGTAAGATGAATTATGATTCTTACTTTGACACTGAAAAGTTTAAGCATTATGTAGGAGAAGAAGAGCCTCCCTATACTAAAACCTAAATACCTCCAAGAGGTCCACCATTATGGACTGGGATTTAGAACTAAAACACGAACAACTGGAGCATATGTTAACAGTCTACCAAGATCATATCGAGGAACTAGAAGCAGAAGCAAAAGAGATGCAGGAAGAGATACTCTTTCTGAAGGAGCAACTAGAACACAAATCCTTCTTAAGTACATTATATGACAACGAAACGTAAGCGCATCGGTGTTATGTGCTCTGGCAAGGGCACTAATTTTGAAAACATATTAGTAACATGTAACAAGCACGAGGTAGTGCTTATGATACATGACAAGAAAGAGTGTGGAGCAGAGAAAAGAGCAGCCAAGTATGGCATCCCACACATAAGAGTTAAGCATACAAGAGAAGACGAAATGATTGCTCTGTTTAAAGCATACAGAGTAGATCTAATAGTCCTAGCGGGGTACATGAGAGTCCTGAAGAATCCTTCAGCATTTCATTGCCCCATTATTAATGTGCACCCATCACTGCTACCAAAGTATAAGGGATTACACGCTGTTGAACAAGCCCTAGATAGTAATGACACGATAACAGGATGTACGGTACACTATGTGAATGAAGAGTTAGATGGTGGAGAGATAATAGCACAGAGTAAGGTAGATATATTACCTGATGATACTGTGGACACTCTAACCAGACGCATTCAGTTACAAGAGTATGCACTGTTACCACATGTAATAGATTATCATGAAACCACAGAGCGCAAAGGCGAAAGGAAGACTCTTTCAGCAGTGGGTGCGAGATCAACTGATAGAGAACAGGAATATACACCCAGAGGACATAGAATCACGGAGTATGGGGGCGGGTGGAGAAGACTTGATTATGGCTCGTGATGCTAGACAGAAGTTTCCTTTTAGTATAGAATGTAAGAACCAAGAGAAGTTAAATGTCTATGATGCATACGATCAGGCATGTGCTAACTCTGGTGACCACGAGCCTATCTTATTCATGAAGAAGAATAGGAAGAAGGCTCTTGCTGTTGTTGATGCCGAATGGTTTATTAAAAATGTCCGTCTATAATATGTTTACGGTACCAATCATTCATTATAAGATTGGTAACTGGGAAGTAAATAAGAAGATCATTATGGATGCTCTACCACCAGAGAGTCCAGATAATTTTGAGGAAGAGGGCGGTTTATATACAGACTTCTTTAAGAATGCAGACAAGGATAGTAAGACACTACCTCCTTATGGTGAGACAGTAATCAATATTATTAAACCATACTTAGCAGACTTCACTGACCAGAGAAGGGTGGAGTTTACTGACATGTGGTATCAATATCAGAATCCAGGCATAGATCATGGGTGTCACAACCATGGACATAGTGGATGGTCGTCAGTTATATACGTTGAGTTTGATCCAGTGGTACATCAAGGTACCCAATTCTATTCACCATTTAATAACCCTTGGAATGGTAACCTAGAGTTATACATACCACCAGTGGATGAGGGTAGCATGGTTATATTTCCTTCTACTATTATCCATGAGTCTCTTAAGAATCATTCTGATAAGAGAAGGACTATAGTATCCTATAATCTTAGAGGACATGTGGACGTAGTTAAGTATGAGATGTGGCAAGGTGACCCGATAGTAAAGAGGATGGTACCACGTGAGTGAAGTAGTAACATACAAAGGACAATTCTGTGATAGAAGTACTGATTTCATTTGGGGTAGACAGATACCTGATGAAATATGTGATGGACTACTAGACTTCTGGGTTAATCAACAGTTTTTACCTGTTACACCAGGTCAGGTGTATGATCAGGGTGATATCCATGTTAATAAAGATCTAAAAGACTCTATGGATGTCCATATCCCTCATCAAATAGGATTGCCTATGATACAGGAGTATAGAGAGGCATTACAAGGAGTATTAAATGATTACTGTGAGAAGTTTCCCTTCTGTCAGACCTCACGCTTCCAGTTAGTAGAGCCAATGAGTATGCAATGCTATCCTGTAGGTGGTGGGTTTAAGGAGTGGCATACAGAAAGATTAAGTCCTTTACCTGGTAATGTATACAGACACCTAGTCTGGATGACGTACCTTAATGATGTACCTGACGGTGGAACTGAATGGTATCATCAAGACCTTTACATTCCAGCGAAGAAGGGTTATACTGTCATATGGCCTGCTGATTGGACTCACTTCCATAAGGGAAGGACATCTCAGACAAGCGAGAAACAGATCATTACTGGGTGGTTTTCCTTTGTCTGACAATCAGTATACATATTTACTAAACCAGTACAGAATGGCACTGAAGGATCAGGGAGCAATCCCAAAGGAGGAACAGAATGAGAGATGGAATCGAGCACTCGACATCTTCATTGAATCTGTCCATAAACCAGACACATCACTACGCTCTTGCGCTCACAACCAAAAGTGCTATAATGAATTGATGTGGGTACGAGATGAAATCATCGACCATTTACAAACACTAAGAAGGAAACCATCATGACTTGTGGACTACACGGAAAATTAGATACTGCTGTAACAGCAGTGAAGGAAGCACTTACTGCTGCATTAGAAGCAGACGTATCTGAGAATGAATTGGACAACCTAGTTTGTGCATACAAAGGACTGAAGTCTGTCCAGAGTGCAACTAAGGATCACGCACCTCAGATTACATTCACACCTGACCCTACTCTAGGTGGTGCAGTAGAATTTAATGAGAATATTACTATTAATACTGATGACCTTGTTGGTGCAGCAGATACAGTCCACATTGGTAGTGGAATAGTAGGTGGAATAGGCAGTGATGTAATCACATTTGGTAACGATATTACCTTCGGTGATGACATTGATAAGGACACCTAATAGAGGTGTGGGTATCCGTACGAATACCTATTTGACAGGGGTATAGATTTGCTATATAATTATGTAACGTTACTTAACATAAGTTAACAACATGACACAATCAGTAGCAAGACGTAGTACAGTTACTGAGTATGGTAAGCAAAATATCTTTGCTTCCGAGCCTCAGATCCGTGCCGTCGAAAACTATGAAGGTTACTGGGTTGAAGCAGAAAGAATCAATGGTCGCCTTGCGATGATCGGTTTATTTGCAGCAGTCCACAACTATGCCATCTTTGGATGGATCATACCAGGGATTGCGTAGTCGAACGCAGGTCTCTTTAAATTCTACCCCTATTAAATCTAAGAAAATGACACCAGAAGCAGAAAAGTTTAACGGTTGGATGGCAATGATCGGATTCGTTGCAGCAGTCGGAGCATACATGACCACAGGTCAAATCATCCCAGGTATATTCTAATGGGAAATCAAGGTACTTACGATCTCTTTTGGAGATCAAATGGAAGAGCGACAATGATCCTCTTCTGGGTTGGACTAGCAATCTATACTAAGTTTAAATACTTTGCTTAAAATCTGCAAAGTATAAATACTTATTCATAAATGTTAACATAACAACACAAATCAATGAGCGACTTCGTAGCCGCATCAGACAGTATATCACCACTAATAGCAGTCCTCTGGGTTTTTTATCCCATGGCTGCTTTAGTCTTAGTTGAGCTTATTCTTCGTGCCATCAATGATGACGACGATGATCAAGATGGTGGTAAAGGAATCAGAATACCAGCATTACAAACAGTACCACAAGGAACATAACATGCCATTCATTATTTTTGGTTGCGTATTAGCAGCAACAGCATACACTAATGTATTCTCATTTGTATTACAATGATTATAGTTTTTCTTATCATTGGAATATTATTTCTCCTAGTTGGTCTAGGAGTATGGCAAACCTTCGGGTCTGGTAAAGAGGATCTTAGAGATCCCATTGACGAACATGCTAAACTACATGAGCTAGGAATAGCACATGGTCATACACCTAAAAGATAATGCTTTTTTTAATATCATTAATGTCATTCGCAAACTTTGTATTCTATCCTCTAGTGATAGGATGCATCGTTGCATTTATTATTGAGTCCATCTTCAGAGCACAGGACAAAGCACCTCAAGTGCTTAGATCTATGGCAGTCAGAAAGTATTTCTGGAGACAAGCATGGTTGTTCAATATCATATGGTTTGTTGGATACTTCATACTATTAATTGTAAACAGACCAGGGGCACAGCAGATGCCTGATATGATATGGCAGGGATAGAATCAACTCTTATAACTATACCAGCAGGACTCCATGGACTTCTTGAGTTCGGTTTGATTATAGCTATTGGAATAACTTTTGGATGAAGATACTGAGATTCACCAGTGGTGACACTTACACACCGTTTGCACCATACTGGGACTACTTTATTTGTGAAGATAATATAGAAGCAAACCTGACAAGTTTGCACAACGAAATAATGTGGCAAGAGAAGAAGATAATCTCTGCTACTGAGTTTGAAGATGACTGGGGCACCCAGTTAGGTCCTAACTCATTAACATCCAGGTCTAACACCTACAATCTGTTGACCTGGACTGATGCTGTACCTATACGTGAGGAAGTTAGGAGATCACATGATAAGTTTAGAGATCAACTAGGATTACCACATGTCTTGGTGTATGCACAAGCATGGGCTAATGTAATGAGGAAGGGAGAAAAGATAGAGCCACATCGTCACGGTAATGATCCTCTTACGTACCTCAGTGGTCACGTATGTATTAAGGTGGATGGTACCAAAACGTACTATAAGAAACCCTATGGTGGTGAGGACTATGCTTCAGACAACGAGAATAATAAGGTCACTCTCTTCCCTAGTTGTATAGAGCATTACACTGATAGGTATCAAGGAGATGAGGAAAGAATTACAATTGCATTTGACATCCTCACCCAACAGGGTTATGATAATGTTAAAGATGAGTGGAAGGACCACTGGGTTACGTTATGATTGAAAATTGGGGTTTGGATGATGGAAAACTAGAGGAGAGGAAACTCTGCTTGAGTTGTATCGCTAAGTCTAAGTATGATATCGACAGGAAAGCATATGAATTCTGTCATAATATAGTACAAGGAGATGTTATAAAGGACATGCTTCCAACTGAAGATAATCTGAGAGATCATGAGGTAGCAGAGTATGGTGGTGATTACTACCAGATGATACAAGACAAAGTATTACATGAGTATGAGAACTATCTAAAATGAAAATTGTTATTGTAGGTGGTGGTACAGCAGGTTGGATGGCAACTGCTGCATTAGCTAAGACATTCCCTGACTATGATATTACTATCATTGTAGGTGATGAACCTATTGGAGTTGGTGAGTCAACTACACCACACATTAATCAGTACCTACAATACATGGGTATCACTGATGATGTATTCATACCTGCTGCTAGAGCAACCTATAAGATGTCCTCAAGGTTTGAGAACATTGCTGGTGAAGATCATGTCTTCCACTATCCTAACGGTCAGAATATAGTACAAGACCCTAAGTTTCATCACTGGATGCTTGCTAAAGCATTCTATCCAAAGGATCTACCTTCCTTCGCTGAAACTTTCATGCCATTTGTAACAGTGGCTGCTGAAGGTAAGTTACCTCTAAATGATTCGCTGCTTCATCCTTATGATATTTCTAAAGACAGAGCGTTCCATATCGACGGCTCTAAATTCGCTGCCTTTCTACAAGAAACTTTCTGTAGTGATGTTAGAGTGGTGCATAGTAAAGTTGGCAACGTATTGTACAAAGGAAAAAGAATACAATCTGTCTCTGTGGAGAGAGGACCGACTGACCTGCGGGAACCGAAGATTGATGCAGATCTCTTTATCGACTGTACTGGGCAAGCATCTACACTAGGTGGAGCACAGAGCAGTTGGAAATCATTTGATTCTATCAAGTTAGACACTGCTATCGTAAAGAAGAGAGATTATATTGATAAAGATAAAGAGATGGTACCATACACCAACGCTAAGGGTATGGATGCTGGATGGATGTGGACTATCCCTACGTTAGATTATATTTCAGAGGGATATGTATTCTCCAGTAAGTATAAGAGTGTAGAGGGTGCTATCAATGAGTCAGGACTAACAGATCCAAAGGTAATTAAGTTTAGGAATGGTAGATACGAGGAAGCATGGGTAGGAAACTGTGTAAAGATTGGTCTATCATATAGTTTCATTGAACCATTAGAGTCCACCTCATTATTTGGTGCACATCATGGTATCCTTTCACTCATAGATCTATTAAGACAAGGAAGACCAGGACAATTTGCTCGTGACCTATTCAATCACAACATGGCAGAGCATACTGATGGTTGGTTAGAGTTTGTCGAAGCACATTATTATTATAGTAGTAGGAGAGACACTGAATTCTGGAGAGAGGTGACAGAGGAGACACATTATGATGCTAGTAGTATCAACAGTCATGACTTCGTAAGATTCCTTATGATTAATGGAGATCCTGTGCCACATGATCAGTCACCTATCTTATACATCCTTACAGGATCAGGGTATACTAATATCAATCAACGTCACTATGAATACTTTAAGTATCCTAAGACTTTAAGTCAGGGCACTGTTGAGAATTGGATCGCTCTCAATAAGGCACGTAAACAATTGGCAAGAAGAATGCCAACGATGTATAAATATATACAGGAGGCATTCTTATGAAACGTTACAGATTTTTACCTGACGCATTCAGTGCGACCAAGTATGAACCATGGTTACTTCCAGAGAAGTATGGTGACACGTTTGATAATGAGAAACAGAGAAAGAAGACTGCCGAACATGAAGCAGAGGTTAAGTATAATAAAGATCGTATGATGCACGGCAAGAAGAAGGTCGGGCATTCAAAAGACAGTAAGACTTACAAGCAGTTCGTAGATAACGCCAGGAAATCTAAGTTAAGACCAGGTGAAGTGAAGAAGTACGACAAAGCAAAAGGTAAGTGGGTTAGCAACAAGAGCTAATGTATTTTTTATTCATTGTTATATCAGGAGTGCTTGCTTTCCAAGCATTCAGATTAATGTCACAAGGATGGAGAGTCATGGACGAACCTGTTAGACCTAAGATAAGTCAGCACCCAGAGATGGGTGAAGTAAAGCATGGTGATGAACTACTTGTAGTTAATTTCAATAGACCTATTCAACCAAGAGATCCTCTCTACGAATCTTTACAAAATCGTGTTGAAACAGGTATGATTGATGATCCATGGTATGATGATGAAGATGACGACGATGATAACGATGGAGACGTACCCGCATTAATTAAATGAGAAAACTATTTACAGCCGTCATGGCTGCAACGATGCTATTGCCTACCACGGTAATGGCATCTTCTATTAGACCTGGTTCAAGGGTCACCCATAAGTCACTCAACACAGTGCATGGACTACCTGTAAACAGAGCACTATGTGTAGATGATGAAGATAAATTTACAGAGAAATGTGACATCATTATAGATGACACAGGAGTCGTAGGACCAGACGGACATATCACTCACGTAGTACAATGGGACACTGAGCTAGATAAATTTAATGTAGCTGGTGGGGTTGTCGGAGGAGCAGCAGGTGCTGCTGGCGGTACCGTAGCAGGTTTATCTACTTGTTTATTTGTAGGTCCACTCTGTATGTTTACAGCACCTATGATTATGTCAGCAGGTGTTGGTGCAGGTGCTGATGCTGGTGGAAAGAGTGGAGCAACAACATTTACCATCGTTGGTGATGATGTAGATGGCACTAGAATTATTCAACAGTTTAAATATAATAAGAGACTAGCTAAGGTAGCATCTAAAAATCTACTTAAGTATACTCAGTTAGCAAAAGGAGAGACACGAACATGAAAGAGATAGAAGAACTCTGGGAGACAGACGAGAAAGAATTAGCGAAGGTACAAGAAGAGGGTGGTGACATTCTCTTTGAAGAACCTCCTGTTATTAATTTATCCCTAGACAAAAACAAATACAAAGGATGAAACCATTACACAGACTACCACTTGACGACTGGTTTGATGATGTACCCCACCCCTATGACACATGGCCTATGGCAACGAATAATACCGATGAAAATCCTCGACCAGAAGAAGAAGTGGCCGAGAATATAACTATGCATGAAAGAATGTATAGAGAAGCAACGAAGCACTCACCTTGGAAGGGTGGTGGATCAGAAGAGTGGCACGATAGTAAGCCAGGTTAGCAACTGGCACACCCCCCTTGACAAGAAACAAAACTTCATATATAGTATTAGTGTCTTGAAAAACAGACAATTCTCCCCCTAACCAAGACCATGGGGTCATAATGTCTTTTCATACCAACTCTAAACGCAATCTTTTTAAATGACAAGTATTACTCGTAAGGAGCAAGGCTTGCTATCTGGATGGAGTGAGTTCTGTGAGTGGGTTAC